GTTGGGATTTGGTCATATCCCTTACTTGCTTATCATCTAGTGCATCTCTTATCTCTTTCTCTGTCGAAAGCATACCCAAAGAATCTAACACAAACATGCAAGGTTGGCGATCCTCTATGGGCATTTTGATATATTTATCAACTGCCTTAAGTGCCTTAACTCTAAACTCTTCAATGGTGACTACATTAACCACCACTAATCTGTTTAAGTCAATTCCCCTATCTGCGAGAAGAGACTTGTTAACAGCGGCTTCAGTGTCAAAATATAAACAGTAACCGTCAGGATTACTATTAAGGAAGTTCTTAACGACAGCGAGACTGAAAAAAGTTTTTCCAGTACTAGACTCACCAGCAATAGCAGTAATCTTGTTCCCAGATACACCACCAAATATAGAACCTGAAACGAGTCCGTTAAAAATGTACGAACCTGTATCCACATATCTTTCAGTCTCATCAATATCGGATGCGAGTTGTGTGTACTCATTTCCTATCTCCTTTACGATGTCCTTTAAAAAATCCATTTCAAATACCTAATAGTTTACGTTGTCTGTTAAAGTAATTGTGAAGAATCCATGAACTACTATTCAACTTATCTTCTCCTCCAATAGCAAATTTAAACTCTACTCTGGGATCATCACCATAACCTTTTATTTCTGGAATATTACTCTTTATTCTATCACCACCATTACAGAATACAACTTGTTTAGATATTTCTAAACACTTTGCAATAGCTCCACATGCAGAATCATCAGAATCATCCCATGATATGACTGCATCAACCATATTAAGATGTCGAATAATATCTGCTCTCTCAGTCCAAGATTGAAAGTACTGACCTTTCTTTCTGGTTAACCAAGGATCACCATTCAATCCTACGACTAGGTAATCAGAATAATCTTTTGCTCTCTCAAAATACCTGATGTGGCCACTATGTATGGGATCAAACCCACCAGTGACGAGACTAACTTTATCAAAGAACATTATGTGAAAAATGACTCAAGTGTTATTGTTTTTTCTGTCTTCCACCCAATAGAATTAAGAATAATCTTGAGTGGTTCCAAGAATGACTTCTCAAATTGTAGGTCATGATCTATGTACTTGTCAAGGCCAAACTCTTTTGGAAAGTCTTGAATGAAAGAAATGATATTCTGTTGATGTGGGTTAGGAGTTTTAAGATAGCAGAATTTAATCTTCTCACCATTTTGAATAGATGAATATTTATTAGATAATTTCTGTTCCTTTACAAGATGATTGAATAAAAGTGCTCCTCTTACATGAATCGGAACTCCAACCTTTCTTCTTTTATTACCACCAAGTTCAACATACTGATCTTCACCATACTTATACTTACTTACATCAGAGATTGATCTTGGAAAAGAAATCTCTTCAGGAGGCATAGTTTTAAATTTAGTCCTACAGTTTTCAATAAACTTCTGCACCTCCTCTTCAGTTCCATTCATCATAAGTTTGAGTGCGTCCTTAATCATACTACGACAAGGTGCTGGTGTGGAAGACTTAACTGCCTCAATACCCATCATCTTAAGCTTGGGTTCACTATATCTAACACCTTCACTGTCCCATACGTTTAGAATGTATCTCTTCTTAGCAGTCCAAATACCACGATCAGCAATATTCTCCCTCTTCATGAACATCTTCTGATCATATGCATTCACGTACTCGGCCAACGCTTCATAAGAACCCTCAATAAAAGGTTCAAATTCAGTTTCACACACCTTGTTAAGGAACGAGACAATGCCTTCATTAGTTTTCTCTCTTCCTTCGTATACACGGTCAACCAAAGGACCAAGATGCAAGTAAATGGAATCAGTATCCGAAGCAATAACATAATCAACACCATCTGTTTTTAAGATCTTATTGACCTTTGCATTCATTTTGTTTTCTATCCAACGTATGGATACTTGGCCAGACAAAGTAATGGCTTCTGCATTAGCAAGTTTGTAATAACGGAAGTACTGATTGCCGATAGCACCATAAGCACTATTAAGGGCAATCTTCTTTGCCATCTGAATATTGTTGCACCTAGCAATCTCTTTGGTAAGGACATTAGACGGATTCTTTTCATACTCTTGTTTTGCTTGAAGCATTCGTTTCTTAAACACCACTCTATCACCATACATCTTATCCATCAACTCTGGTAAGAATCCACGAACATCCTTTCGATACTGTGCTCCATTTGCACACGTTGCATACTCAGGATTGAAGTCTGTTATCTGTTCATTTAAGATCCTTTCAACGCTCGCACTGGGATGTCTAGTCTCCCTGATGGTCTCTGGGGAAATATTGTACTGCATAATAAGATGAGGATACAGACTGTTAAGGTCAAAACTGACCACCCAATCATACTTTCCTGGTTTCGGTTCCTTGACATAAGCACCTGCGTATTTTTCGTCTTTTTTGGATCTTTCTTTAGGAGGAATTACAATGTTCCTTTTCTTCAGATAGTTGTAGATGATGGTATCCCACATCCGCACCTGAAAGAATACATCTGCATAGTTTACTTTAGCATCATATGCCATAGTAACAGCAAGTTCAATCAGTTTCATCTTGTCTTCCAATCGGTCAACAAGCTCCACATCAATTATATTGTATTCTATGTACTTCTGCCAGTTCTGTGTATAGAATTCTTTAAACGTATCAAACTCTGAGTGGTCTAACTTCTTTTGACCCAACTCTACCTGTGCAATATAATCCAAACGATAAGACTCTTGTGCCTTATAAGTGAACTTCTTGTATAGATCTAGGTAATCTAATTGAGCTACACCACCTACATCAAAATAAGTTTGTTGACGACCTTTAATATAAATTTCATTCTCGGTATTCAACCCCCAAGGTGAAAACCTTTTCATTTGCTTCTCACCAAGAACTCTTCTCAATCTCTTACAAATGTAAGGTACGTCATAGAACTGTATGTTCCATCCAGTTATAATTTCTGGAGGGGTATTATAATCCCAATAGTCAATAAACTTTTGAAGTAGAGTCCACTCATTAACACATTCAATGTAAGTGACATTCTTTTGCTTTACCTCAAAGGGATGAAGACCCCAAGTAACTATCTGTTTTGTATTATAGTCTTGAATACTAATAGCTAATATCTCTTCTTCAGCAGATTCTACATCAGGGAATCCATTCTCTGAGGCGGTTTCAATATCAATTGTAGTTATCTTTATCTTGCTCGTATCAAACTTAATTTCATCTTCTGGATACTTGTCAGATATGTATTGCGACACATACCTATCATTACCATAGATCTTAAAATTTTCTACATCGTCGTATTTCTTATAGAACTCACGACAATCACGCACAAAACCAGGTTGAATAGGAGCAACATTCTCCCCCTCAAGTGTCTTGTACTTAGATTCTTTGTTGGATGGTATAAAGAGAGTAGGTCGATACTCATCTTTATACATCACATGTTTACCATTTTCATAACCACGAATCAGGAATTTATTCCCGATCATCTGCACGTTAGTGTAGAATTTCATTTAATCAAGTTTTGATATTTTTCAAGTAGAGTGGGTTTGGGTTCTGTTATTGTCAATATCTTATCAGAAGAGAGCATAAATGTATTATCATTAGTGACCTCTATCAACCAAGGATGCAACTCTTGCAATTCAATTGCAGGTGCTATTGTGACAGTAAATGGTTCGGTTAGTTTACAATCGGGTTCACCAATCTCAACACCTACTTCTTCAATCTGACTAATCAGAATCTGTTGATTCGTCAGTACTATTAGTTTAATCATTATTTTTATTATCCTCTAATTCTACTTTTTCATCTTCAAGTTCTTGAACTTCTTCTTCAGATAATCCCCCTTGAGGTCTGCCCTCAGTCCAACCTTTACCTATAACATTATCCTCATACATTTTATATGCTTTAGCAACTGGTTCTACAAATGTAGTAACATGATCAATAGGAATAGATACCCTTTCATCTTCTGTAAGAGGAATCCAAGGGTGCATTTTCATATCATATGTTTTAACTTGCTCCCCATTTAAAATAGGAACCTTTCTTTCATTCAATTTAATAACACATGGTTTGAAAAAATAATACCCAACTAACTTATCGTTATCAGGTCCAGTTACCATTTCAGATACATCAGTGATAATTTGATCACCTGATCTTAATACTGCAATTTTGATTGACATAATTCTTCTTTACTTAATTTTTATTATAACGAAAAAAAGAGAGCCTGTCAAGACTCTCTTTTCTTTAATTCAGCATCTACAATATCTTGCAAGTGCTCAAACTCTTTAACCCTTTCAACATCCAGCAATAATTGAGATAGTTGAGTAATGACTAAAGGTTTTTCATTTGTAGAGGCAGATCTAACTGCTGCTCTCAAATGAGACTCTGCTTCAAGTAGATGATCTAATGTAGATTGAGATAATGCCATAATTAAAGATACTCTTTACGTTCATGATGATCGGGAACGATTTTATTTAGTTCCACTGTTAATAATCCATCTTCAAACTCGACGGATCCAACCTTCGTATCGTCTGAGACCGTCCAAACTCGTTCAAAGGAACGTTGGGCCAGTCCTTTATGGACAAATTCTCCAACATTTTCTGATTCTTCTTTCTTGCCTTTGACATATAGTTTTCCAAACTCTGTGAAGACTTGTAACTCATCTTTCTTGAACCCCGCCAAGGCGATTTCGAGTTTCGACTCATGATTATTTAATTGTATTAAATTGTATGGTGGATAATTTGATTGTGGAAAGTCTGAATTAAAAAACCGATCAAAGTAATCATCCATTCCTATACTGTTCTTGTTAATCTTCTCCATAAGTTCGGGAAGATTTGCAGCATGATAGCGTTGTAGTGCGTTCATAGTTCTCCTTTAAAAGCGAGTGTGTTAGTTTGGATCCTTTCGGCATCCATACTTATTTATAGCACACTTTACAAAAAAAGGGGTAGGGAAAATACTACTGTACGTATGATTTTCCGTCCTTATTACCAAAAGGTATCTGAGGAAAAGTATTAAAAGATAAACTTATTCTATTATGATCTGATTGGTTTGTCACCACCTCATGATGCATAACACTCGAAAATAAAAGCAAATCACCTGTATTTGGAAAAAATGGTGCTGCTTCCTGCAAATGATAAGATTTTGATTTATAATTTCCATCATCATCAAAATCTTGAACTGGTTCTACAAAAAAGTTTCTATCAAAATCATGGTTATGAAACATAAGAGGAGAGTGATATTCTGAAGAGGAATCTAGATAAAAAACTCCACTTAAAAAACTATTAATATGATAATGTCTCCTATGGTTCATCCCCTTTTGATTGATGTTTATCCAAGATTGTTGTATCTCTATAGGATGACTACTATTCAAAACTGTTTCTGTATATTCAGAAATTCTTTTTCCTATCCATTTTTTCAAAGAAACAAATTCTTTGTTATCAAGACACTTATCATCTTCATCGATAATCAGATTACCGATTCCCTCTCTAAATTTTTTACCTTCAATCCATTCAAGCATTCTAGAAATATCTCCAGAATACTGAGCCATCAATATTGGTGGTGGTGCAAAGACATTTACAAATTGACTACTCATCTGTCGTTTTATTTTTCTTACCAATATTATACTTCTGTTCTAGGATCCAATCACCCTTATCTTTGTATGATAATACCTTTATCTGGTTGAGTGGAGCAATGTCAGAAACAGCTTCTTCCTTGACTATAGATGCCAATCCCCAATCAGATAGTAATTTAGTTATTCTATTGCGTCTTTGTATATCATTGACTGTTAGATTAGCATGTTTGCCATCTAATGCAAATAATTCTTTGAAGTGAACGAGATAATATCTTCCTTGTTTATGTAATATATGACAAGATTGATATAGTTTCTTCTCCTTCCTAGATGCCACTCCTATTCTGGTTAATGTTTCACGCACTTTTAAGAAGTCGTCAGGTTCATTTAGAAGAACCTCAACCATCATATCAGGAGACCAGTTTACTTGTGGTTCTTGTGTAGTCATTTTGTACCGCCAGTTTCAAGTCGTTGTTTAATAAAGTTCAGTTGCTTCTTATCTAGAATCTTCAGTGCTTGGGAAGCTTTCTCATTACTATACCCATAATACTGTTTAACACATTCTAAATCATCAACCTTCTCTTTTCGGAGCCAGGGAGAAAATCTCTTCTTTTTCCTAAGTGTATTTAGATAAAACGAATATTGCATATCTTTATCTAAGAAAGAATACCTATTCATCTCATTAACAAACAAAATACAATCAAGATGTCCTGATAAACAACGATTGATTATATATGGTGGATAATCCTTAATTACAGAAGGATCTTCCTCAATAAGATTAGTCTTATTAAAGTTAATTGAATTCAACCAGTCTTTTAATTCCATGCTAACTCCAAAGGTGTTTGGGGAACAATCGAATAATTAGTCACCAATAGTTCTGTTTTAATATTCTCATCAGTTCCTTTATCTCCACGATGTGCCATAGAATACCTCAACTTCCACTCCTTTAGATTGTAGTTTTTATATAACTCTTTAAGTCTATCATTAACATTATAAGTTATCATAAACTTGTGGACACAATTATAAACGTCATCTGCAAATCTATTATGATCAAATGATTTATGCATCTCACGATTCTTTCCATATAAAAAATCCTTAATATCATACGGAGGATCTAAAAATACAAATGTATCACTTGATCCATTCTCTTTCATTACTTCTGAATAATCTATATTAGTAATCTTCCAGTCTTTAATCAACTTAGAAAACTGTGCAAGTTTATCTGCACCCACAAGAGAGAAATTAGAATTAGA